ATATAGATAGGATCAACCATACTTAACTCTTGCATTTTCTCTTTATTAGGATCACCTTCGTTCCAACAGCTAAACTGCCACTCTTTTAAACAAACATCTTTATGAGTTTTGCCATACCATCTTCTTGCATTAACTCTGTTGTTGATAACATTAGCTACACCAATTTGTCCATCAGTATCACAGCCACGACACTCACCCCACATTGTCCGAGCCATTGTATCTAAATCTTCAAAGTTTACTTCAATCATATGATACCTAATATTTTTAATTCATAATAAATGAAAACACAAACACCTGCAATAGCTACTACACTAATTATTAAAGTTTTTCTTCTCTCTTGTGCATCTCTTATTTCTCTTAATTGTTTTTTTTTCTTAGCACGAACAGATGCGATTTCAGCTTGTAATCTCTCCCATTGTCCTGCCGATCCATAAAGCAAGAAGATTTCTCGCAATTCATTTCTCATATTTCTAAGTTCTTCTTTACGAAGATGTGCTTCTATAGCTTCAGCTTCCACACTACTAAACTTGCCAAATATACTACTACCTTTTTTCTCTGCTTTAATATCTAGGTTTGCTTCACCTATTGCCCATTTAGATATATACCCACTAAGACTAGATAAATCTTTACCTACTTTTACACCTTGCATAATAACAGAGTGTGCCGTCTTAACTGCGGCAAATGCTGAGATTGGATCTATCATTAGTGCAACCTTTGATATACAAAGTCATCAGTTTCAAATGAACACGACTCTATAAACTCTATAGCATCTTGTTTTGTATTGAAATAATTTGCTGATATAAGAACAGTATAAGATTTCTTTTTATTACGAATAACTTTGTAAGTTAGTTTTATATCTTCCATTGTAATAGACTCACTATAACAGTTACCATTACTCCTATAATAGTGGCTGACGAACCCCAGATCAATAGTTCCAACCTTTTAATACGATATTCTAACCCTTTGATTGCTGATTTAGTCATCTCTCTATACACGGCACATTCACGCTCGTGAGCTTCCATTTCAGAAGCTACAGCTTTTATTGTGCGAGTATCCATTTACGAGATGTCCAAGAAATATGCTTGTTGTTCTTCAGATATATTAGTCCATTTTGCTTTTACAGCTTTGACTCCGGTAGCATTAGACTTGGTAAAATTAAATTCATTAGCACCATTGTAGCTAGTTTTATACCCATCAGATAAAGATACATAGGTTTTACCATCTATTTCACCCCACCACCAAACTTGTTTTTGGTGCCACTCATTGTCAGTTTGTTTGTCTGTCCAATCTTCAGACGCTTTCATTGATTCAGGGTGTTTAATATCAATCATTTTTTCTGTTGTGTGATATAATTTCATTACATTCTCCTATGGTCTAAGTCTATGCCAACCATTATAGTTAGTATTAACAGTTGAACCTAAATTATAATAATAGTTATTACCATAGCCATATATTGTTCCATCAGATGTGCGAATATAATGCGACCAATATCCACTATAATAATGTCCCATTGATATAAAATCTTCTATTGCAATATCTGTATTACCTATGTAACTAGATCCTGATGATTCAGTATGATTCCAAGGCGACGGATATAAAAATGCACCATAAAAATTTGTAGCACTTGTTGTAGCTTGATAAAAATGTGCCGTAGAATGATATCCCCATAACCACAAACGACCTTGAGTATCTAAACCATACCACCCCGGAGCATTATACCCACTTGTTCTCATTGGAAAACAAGCCTTCAATGTTGTTGATGGAAATACTAGTGCAGTTTTACTAATAGTACCATCAGCACTTGAGTTAACTGTATAATGTTGATAAGTATCAAATGAAGCAGTAGAAGGTATGTTAACACCTGTAGTAGCTGTTGTATTGCCTTGTAATTGAGCACCATTAGAATTATATCCAACCATTCTAAAGCCGTTACCTGTGTTATTAGCTACTGTAAGTTGGTACATATCACCCGGCCCATCTGTAGTATTTGCATTACTTGAGTCTGAATTACCTAACCAAAGCACGGCAGAAGATGTTGATGGATTACCTGTTATCTGTACAGCACTAAAATTTTCTGATCCTCCAATTTGTTGAAAGGCTGATTGATTTGTTGTATTACCAATACCTAACTGACCATTGCCATTATAACCAATACCAAAAGTATCACCATTTGCTTGTATAACATACCCTTGTGCTGATACAGCAGAGTTGTAATATCCCATACAATGCAATTCAGCTTGTTCAACATTACTCACACCTGTTAATTGTGCAAAGGATTGACGGGAAGTACCACCACCTACACCATTTGTATCATTACCACAATGAAATAAATTACCACTTCCATCTACAACCCAAGTACAATATAAACCTGCGGATATCATTTTAACATTTGATATACCTGTAATTACTGTAGGTACACTTCTATTATTAGTTGTACCATCTCCTAATTGTCCTTGACCATTATGACCAAATGCCATAACTCTGCCGTCGTGTAAGATAACAAATACTCTTATTGTTGTACTCCATTGATAACCTCCATACCAATTTGGTACAATACAAGCAATTTCACAAGTAACACTATTGTTTGTTGCATCTGGCCCAAAGTATGGATTTTTAACCCATTGGTATCTATCTACTGTATCTCCTAATCCTAATTCACCACTACCATTCTCACCTGTTACAAACATATTGCCCTTGTTTGTTAATGCCCAAGAAGAACCACCTTTAGTCCACATACGAACAAAATATTCTCCACTCTTTAGTCCACCAAATTCCATAGACATTTTACTTTTTAGTACGACATTATCTACTGCACCATTACCTACAGGAGCGGCACTAAGATAGTTATACCCTCTCATTAATGGTTCGTAGTTACCATTTAAATAGCAAAGAGTAGGTGTATTTACATGCATATCGTTTCTTGCTCTTTTAACAGGGCCACATTCAGGATTGGGCATACCATCATAAGGAATCCAATCTGCACTTGCACCCGATTTACCATTGTATTCTGCTAACCAAGGTCTTTTACCATCTGTACCTGTATCAGAAGTAGCTTTAAATGTATTAGCATATAAAGGAACATTACTGCCTAAAATATCTACTTGATAAAATTCATCAGAGTTTGACCAATTAACTGATGAGCCACTAGCTTTTAAAACTTGTCCTGTTGTACCTATAGCAAGGCGTTGTTCGTTTGATCCGTCGTGTGTAAGTAAATCACCTGCAGTAGTTAATGTACCTGTACCCTGTGCCATTAAGTTCCAATGTGTACTATTGGAAGATGAAGGTGCACCTGCATTCGTTCCTGTCTTAGAAGTAGTATTTACATACACCCAAGATGAGCCAGAATGCTCTACAACATCATCTGCTTCGTATGTATTACTTGTGGAGAATGCACCTCTCCAAGTAAACTTTATTTTTCCTAAATCAACTGTTGCCATTTTTCTACCTCCTTTATGGCATATTTATTAGCAAATGTCCACTAGTGTCAATACTCATAAAAATTGAGCCTGTTGCAAAGAAATATGTATCATAATCAGAAACCTTTAGATTCTCTGAACCTCCCACTAATGTATGCTCTTGAGTTGCTATAATTCTACCTGTTGAATCAGTAGTTCTTTTTAATCCAAAAAACTTACTAGCTATTGTAGAAATTGCACCAACCTGTGCATTAATTGCTTCTTTTGTACGAAGAGGTGTCATACCTTTCGTGTTTTCTGTACCTGCTTCTGCTTCAGATTGACTAGCAATAGCTAAGAAAATACCATCAGATCCGTCAGCACCTGCAGGGCCTGTTGCACCATCAGAACCTCTAGGTATAGTTAGATTTAGAACTCCTGTAGTAGCATCATATGTTGATGAGGCACTTGTACCTGCATCACCTGTAGCAACATTTACTGTTTGTACACCTTGTGCAGATTGAGCAATAACATTACCATTAGAATCAAAAGCTAAAGTTTTACTTGCTCTACTTGTTTTTGCAGGTAATGTAAGCGTTGCATCATCATCATAATCTAATAATTTTATAGAACGGCTATGTATTTTATCTTGATCGGCAAATATAGCTACTGCTTTATCTAACTCTGTATTTAGTGCAGTTACATCAAAAGCACCATTTACAGGAAAGTCTGTAGTTCTTTCTATTAATATATCTCTTAATACAATTATTTTTTGACCTGCAGTATGACCTGCACCAAATGTTATTGTAGCACCTGTACCAAACTCATATGCACTATCGCTTGACGAATTAGTAGCTGTAACTTTGTATTGTACATTCGTGGTAGGGTTTACATTGTATGTAGCTAAAGTGCCATCTACATATACTTTAAGATCAGCTATAGCAAAAAACTCAAAAGTAATAGTATAGGTTGTTTGACTAGCCGTAGCTGTAAACTCGTGTCTTGGGTTATTTTGACTAGATGCTATTGTCATTCTTGTATTCCAAACGCTAAATCATATAAATTTCTAATACCATCACCAATATAATGTAAATTACTTAATGGTAAAAGTCGCTTTATTGTATTGTGTTTTTCTTCTTCTGACAAGTCAGGGTCAGCAAAAATTCGTATAACATCATACAACGCTTGTGGGCCTGCACCTATTACTTCACCTATAGCGTCGTGTTCATCAGGATTTGCGAATCTAGGTTCAGCACCAATCAAAGGTCTAATACCTAATGGCGTATCAAATACACCTTCAGATATTGTTTCTAGTGAATAATTAACATCACCTAACAATGCAAGGGCACCAGATAATTCTACTGCTCTTACTACTTTTTCTGCTATAGGTTTGTTTTCATAATAATCTATATTTTTAAACATATCAGATAATGCACCAAAACCTACTAAGGCAAATAAACCTGTAATTGTGTGTGCTAATGGTTCTCTACCTTGTGCCATAGATAATAATACTTTTGTGTTTGCTCCCATTGCCCACGAATAAAATTGTGTTAAAAGTTGTATAGGCACGGCATTAAGTTTAATGCCAAATTGTGTTTTATCTATATTACCTGCACTTACAAATTGCATAAATTCTCTAAATAATTTATTTTCCCACAAATCATTTACTAATTGACTATTAATTCTTACAACACCACTCATCATATTTGGTTGATCAGCTGATGTAGGTGTTACAATTTGACGATCTGTATCTTGTCTTACAGCATTCATAAATCTTTCTCGTGCTGTAGTACCTCCAGATACTGTGTCCCATTTAGATACATTTGCTAGATATACAGGTTTAATATTTGGCCCTTGTGTAATAGTATCAAAAGGCATACGAGCAATAACAGATGCTGTTTCTTTGTCTATTCCATATGATAACATTCTTTCTTGACTTTTTTTGTCAAGTTTGCCTTTTGACCACGCTATAGAATCTTCAATAAATCTATGTAAAGATAATAATGATGTAAAAGTTTTTTGCCAATGTGTTATTGGTTGCAATCCATTTACTATAAAAAATATTTCTTGTGCTCTTTCTGCATATTGTCCTACATATTTATCTAACACACTACCACTTCGTGTTGAGTCTAATGCTATACCTCCATCAGCCACAAATTTATTAGTAGATACTGACGACAACTCAATAAATGGAGCATATCTTTCTATATCTTTGAGGTTTGCTCTTGAATAAGTATTAAGTACACCAAACAATGCTCGTGTTCCAACACCTTTATCCATTACAGTATCAAAGCCGTGTGCCATAAGAGGTCTTGCTGTTTCGGGAATTGCCGCTACACCACTTGAACCCATATATGCTAAGTTAATCATATTTTTCATTAACATTACGGATCTAGAAGTAAAAGATGCAGGATCTCCTGTAAAAAAAGTACCTAAAATTTTATCTTTTTCATCAATAAATGAGTTTAATATTGAATTTATTTCTGTATCTTTTGTGCCTGTTTTAATTAAATCTAATTCTAAATTGTTTAAATAATCTCGCATATGTGGATCACCATAGCGTTTAGTAAATTCTATTGCTCCACCCATTTTTTTTTGATACATCTTCATAAGATGATTAACATCTGTTTCAATAAAATCTATTATATCTTTTGGATCAATCGGCGATCTTTCTAATAAATGACGAGTACCTATTTTACCTCTACCCGTATATGTTTTATCCATTTGATTTATATTATCTATATCATTGAATGCTGATACTTCGTGTAACATACGACCATATTCCATCTCTACTTGTGCTCTTACAAGCAACTCTCTTTCTTGACTTAAATATGCAGTTTTAAAACTTTGTGATATTTTTTTACTTGCTAGTTCTTGAGGCGTAAGTATTCTGTATTCTTTGTGCAATCCTCTTCTAATAATTTTTGTTTTAATGTTTATATACTTTTGATCTAATTGATTTTTTGGTGTTAATTTTTCAAAAGTATTTCTAAGTATAGCTTTAAACTTTAATGGATTTGCTAATATTTTATCTCTACGAGGCATTAATGGTAAATAATCTTCAAGTATAGATGTGTCATTAGGTAATATTCTTATATCTTGTGTATGACTTTCTATATCTTTAGCTAATCTAATTTTTAATTTCTCTGCTCTTTTAATTTGTGCTTTTGTTTTTTTAATATTAGGATCATCTAAATATTGTGTAACATCATCTAATACAGGTCTAAGTCTTTCAATTATTGCACCTGTTGTATTTTGATTTGCAAACATACCAAGATTACTAGCTTCTTTTAGATATACACTAAAAAATTCATCAACAGCTGTAATAGCTTCTTTAACAGCTTCTTTTTGCTCCATTGTCATAGTTTCCATACGATTTGCATCAATCCTTGCTTCTCCTACTAATTCAAAAAATTCATCTTTAGACATATGTACTTTGCTTTTTTCTCTTTGACCTCTTATGTAATTAAGTGCTCTGTCTTTGGCACGGCGTACATCAATCGCCGCACCAGAAAATCTTTGTTGAAAGTTATTAGTAGTAGGATCAACTCCATAAAATTTATTATAGGCATTCTGCACACGATTAGATGCTTTCATATAATTAGCAAAATGAATATTTAACATATTAATCTGTACAGATTGTGGTGATGCTATACCCATTTTATTAAGATGTAGACGAGTAGCACCATTACCTGTCGTGCCATACAAATCTCTTGTTAATTTTGTTTTCATTTCATCTGATAAAGTTTTGCTTTTTACAACTGTTTCTAAACCACGGCGTAATGGACTTAATTTTTCTAAAGTTTTTAACACTCCATCATAATCAGTAACTGAGTATGCATTTGCAGGTCTTTTTATATAATCTACAGTCCATTGTGTAGCACGGCGTTGATGCTGTGCATTAGTTTCTCCCTTTTTCTTTGGCACATATACTTTTTCTGCTATTGCTCGTGTAACATTAAAATGAAACCAATCATCAACAGATTTAAAAAATTCAGGGATTGGTAAGTTTAATTCTTTAAATTGATCTATATGTAATTTTTTTGCAAATTGTGCTCTTGCTACTAATTCATCAAATAAAACTACTTTTGATTTTTCATTATATTCTGCTACTTTTGCAACAGATGTTATATCAAATGGTAATTTATCTTTAGGTGGGTTATTTAATTTATTTCTTATTTGTGCATCTGTATATATATTTGAAAAAGATTCAAATCGTTTATCAGGATCTTGTGAATTATTAAGAATCTTTGCTTGTACTTGTCCACTAGTTACATTAGTTTTTTTATTTTGATTGTAAAAATTACGATCAGTTTTACTTTTTGCATAAACAATACCTGACTCTAAATTTCGTGGGTCAAAATTAAATACCATATTATTAAGATTCATTTTATCTTCTGCTTCATCTTGTTTTTTAAAATATCGTGCAAACCATTTGTCTGTGTTTTTTGTTCCAAAGTTTTTAACTGTTGCTTCTTCTCCAAACCTTCCTCTAAATTTTGATAATGCACCAACTAATACACCACTAAAGAGTGCGGCATATCCTGCACTTTGATACATTTCTGACGGGGTAACAGTAGGATCAAGTGCTCTTCTTATTGCTTGGTTAGGTAATTCTAGCAATCCAACTTGTGCTCCTGCCTTTAATGAATTGTAAAAAAACCCTGCACCTTTAATCCAAAATATCGGCATATAATTTATAGGTTCAAATGCCTGAGCACCCAAACTTGATAAAAATGATGGGGTTCTACGCTCTTGTCTAATTCGTTTACGATCTATACGATCTTTTATTCTATTGTTCATTGCTTGATTATATGAACCAACAAAAGCGTGTGCAAAATCTTCATACCCTGTAATATCTTCAAAAGGATTAAATGATGGGTCGGCAGGTGGTAATTTTTCGTTTTCGTATAAAAGTCTATCTGCAAATGCTCCTGCAGTTGTTTCTAAAAAAAAAGCATCTTGCAGGTTCATTAATCCTGATTGTTCATCATTTAAAAATTGTGATACAGGACGAGTTTTGTATTTTATATCTTCTTGTAATTGACTTACATTATTACGAGTAAAATCAACCTTTTGTTTTTCTGTTGGTAATTGTGTTCGTATTTGTGGTGGTGAATTAAACATTATGGTATGTCTTTTGTATATTCATTAAAATATTTAAGAAAACCTGCTTCATCATTTGTTATATTTAAATCGTCTAAAATTTGATCAAATGCTTTTTGTCCATTTACTTCTACTTGGTATCTTGCTTCTTCACTTAATTCATTAATTAAAACACGAGTACGACTTTTTGCTGTATCAAATTTATATACTTCTTGTAATTCTTGTAGAGGTCTTAAATATAATGTTTCTCCGTTTTTTCTTAGTTCTCTAAAATCTTTGCCATCAAAATACTTAATTGTATATTCCATTTTTGCATAATCTCGTATTGGTGCTCTACCATCTGCCGTTACAGGTGTAACAAATAAAAATCCTTTTTTATATTTTGGAGGAGGGCCATCTCTTTCATCTTCTGCATTTTGATCAGACTCTAAAAATTTTTTATACATCATTGCTTCAATAAATTTAGTATCTCTTCTACCTGTATTAGGATTAATAACAGCAAAATTTTCTATTGGGTACATAACAACATCAGCTAATTCATTGTCTTTTACACGATCTATTAATGTTGCTACTTCTCCTTTAGTTTTACCTGCTGTATTAAGTTCACTTATACCTATTATACCCTTTTGAGCTAAATTTTGTATTATAAGGTCTGCATCTTCTGTAACATCACCTTTATCTAAATCTAAAAAATGTATGTTATTTATAATTCTATTTCGCAAATATTTTTCTATAGAAGGATCTATACTTTGAAACTTATTTCCATAGAACCAATTTGATGGACTAAGTGAAAACAAACCATATTCAAAATTATCTTCTACAGCATTCCGTATTCCTTTTTCTAAATCATCTATTTTTTGTTTAGTTTTTGCAGGATTACGAATTTGATCTCTTTCTATTGCTTCAAACTCTGATATATTTGCCAAATCAGCATCTTCTAAAGGTCGTGAAATATAAATACTATTTAAATGTTGTAAATATTTTTCTGTTGTTGGTGATAAATCTAAATGATGAACATTAAAAGTTTTACCATATTGATTAGCAACTGTAAGTCTTAACAAGTCATTTAAAAATTTTGTATCTTTACTAAAGATTTTATTTTCCATAGCTGTTTTCATTTTACCAGAAGCAAATTGATGAAGAATAGGTATAGAATAGTGTGATACATTATTAGCATCAAATTCATCTCCTTCTGTAATTTTATAAATTGGATTAGCTTTAAATATAGCAAAAGCACCTTTTCTTTTTTTAGGATCTGTACTACTCATTAACTCTGTTGTTAATCCAATATACTCTATATTTGTGTTACCCTTTTGTGGGTCTGCCCCACTTACAAATTCAGCAAGTCGTGATAACTTAGTTTTTGTAGAATCTTCAGATGTTTCAGTATTAAGCATTGATATCCTACGATTAATAGCTGTTCTTATTCTACTACGACTTGCACTATTTAATTTAAAACTATTATTAAATTGATCTAAAGTAATAGTAACATCAGGTTTTTCAATATTACCTTTTCTACTAAATAATGTTACATCTCCTACACCATCTACCAATCCTTTTAACATTTCAAGATTGTGTAAACTTATTGCTTGTCCTGTTTCTGTTTGATCTGCTATAGATAAACCGGGCATAAATTTACCATACTTTTCATAAAAGTTAATAGTGTCTTGAATTGATGCTACATTTCGTTGATGATTAATACGAGCACTACTACTTGTTTTTTGCCAATCTATACCTGCATCTTCTATTTCTTGTAGTGCATATTTTGCTGTATCAATTTTATTATTGTTTAGATTGCTAAAAACACCTTCTGAAAAAGTTTCCCAATATTCTTCATAGTCTTTATTCTTTAACATTTCTTGTTCTTGGAAATATGAGTTTTCTATACTTGCAAGGTTCTGAGTATATATGTCATCAAAATCTCCTTGCATTAAATTATAATATTTTTGAGGCACACTCTCTTTAATTGTATCTAATACAGGTTGCATTTGTGCTATAAACTCTTCAGGATTATTTCCAAACTCTGATTGCACTCGCCTTTTAATTGCACTTGCTTGTTGTTTAAGACTTCTATTTATTTCTTGTTTAGCTTTTAAACTAACAAATTTGTCATACTGATCTCTATTTTCTTCAAAGAAAAACATTTTGTTTTTCATTGGTTTAGGTCTTTCTACAGTATATGTATTACCTTCTTCATCAGTTTTTTCTATGGTTTCAAAATCAACAGTAAAATTTTCTATATCTTTTTTTGTTTTAAATTTTTCAGCTGTTCGGCCTATTGTTTCTAATCCTTTAAATAGTTGTTCATTTGCTTCCTTTTGTTCTTGTTGTGCAACTTGTAATGCTTGTGATATTTTTGCTTGTCCAAATGGTTGTTGGACAGCTATTTGTGAAGCAAAATTTGTTTTTGGTTTATATCGTTCTGCCATATCTATATATGTCTAAAGTTTATATTTAACTTATCATATAATACCTTATACAAATTATTTTGTACAACTACAGCACTTGGATATTTGTTTATTACTTCTTGTGCAATAACACCCTGATAACGATTGCTGTTACCAATATAATTAAAGTTATATATATTTAATCCTGTATTTAAATCGGTTTTTACAAATTCTATGTTTTCTTTTAAGCGTATATCAGACCAAGTACCTGTCTTGGAAAATTGATAGGCGTCCATACCAAAACTTGCAACCTCACCTATTGCTTCACCTGCCTGTCCTATAAGTCTAGTTCTTCTTGCGGCAAGTTTAGCACTACCTTCTATTTGGGCGGCCTGACCTTCCATTATAGATTGCCTTGCACCAAACATTGCATTTTGTGCCCTTTCAATTCCTTGTAATCTTGCATTTCTTAAATCTTTACTAAGTAATCTGTCGTTTTCTTTTAAGAATGCTCCATAACTAGGAGAGTTGATATCTAAACCTGATGAAGCAAAAGCGGCAATATTCTTTTTTCTTTTTTTATTTGCATCATCTTTAAGTGCATTCATTTGTTGTTCCATAGCAAGAACTTCTGATTTGGCTCTTTCTTCATACATTCTTTGTCTTTCTTGAGCCATTCTCATTTCCATATCCATTTGTGCTTTTATGTAATCACTTTCATTACTAAATAAACTACCAAAGAATCCTAAAACAGCACCACACATTAGTAATATACCTCCGAAGTTATTGCTACAATTCTCATAGGAACAGGAACAGATTGTGTTATAGAAACATTAGGTGTTTGTGTATATCCTAAAGTATGAATATCTTTTTTTCCTGTAAAGCCTACCATTTGTAATCCGTTATCATTAAGCAATACATCATTTCCATTTACTTGTAAATTATAGGTTTTAGATAATTCTAATATAGTTTTTCCTATCTTTCTTGGCAAACCATATGTTGAGCCTATACCTCTAATTGGCTGTACAGAATCTATAGGTAATGTTTCTATTTCTACTGTGTAGTTTAATCCTATATCACAAGCACTTGCAGGTAGTTGAAACTGTGCTACACCATTTGTATCAACAGTAGATGAGCCATAGTATCGTATATCATCATCTTCATTAGAGCCTGATGTAGCGTGTACAATTTTACCTCGTAAATCAGGATCAGCATTTAATCCTGTAAATACTCTACTTGTTGTAAATATTATACTTGCATTATCACTTGCTGATAAACTTTGATCTACAACAATAATATACTCTCCAGATGTTCCTGTGCTATTAACACTTTGTATAGTATATTCTGTACTTGCAGAACCAATCTTAAACTTTTCTCCTGTAGTAGGTGCATTTGTAAAACCATCAGCAACTATTTGTCTTGTTGATGAAAATGTACCATTCACAAGAATAGTGCCGTGTGGTTGATATGATGAACTTAATACTTTACTTACAGAGCAATCTGTAGGCAAGGCAAACATAGAGTTAGATATTTGTTCAAGATAATATTTTGTTGCTCCATTAATTGTTCTTTTAACAACTGTATATAAAAAAGATGTAGTACCTGCCGTAGATTCAAAGTTACCATCAGTTTCCCATACAACCCAACCTGCTAGTTTTTCTTGTCGTTGTGCAGAGAATACTCCAAGCGTACCATCATCATTAGCAAAAATAATCATCTGTTCAGTTTTTCTACCTGTTGATTTTATAATACCTGTATCTTTTGGATTAGATACAGCTTGTGGTGAAAGAAAAGTTATAACAGTAGGTACATAATCTTCTGTTGCTGTATTGTAAAAGAACTCTCGTACTGTTTTACCATTAGGTTGTATAAATATTGCCGCCCCATCAAATAATCTTGGCATACAAGTTTGTGTGCAACCTAAACTACTTTGTCTTTCTAATCGTAAATCTGAGGGAGTAAGAGGGCGACCTGTTTGTGGTTTAAGATAAAACTCACCTGTACTTGTAAATACTTCTAAATGTTTACCTGCAATTAAATGTCTTATCTCATTGATTTGGTCTGATGATATAGAAATTTGTATAGAATCTGTATCTTCACCTGCACCTACATCAAAATTAAAAAAGTCCGCTGATTGGCTACCTGCTATAAAATCTGATATAGCACCTCCACCAAAAAACAATCTTTGTTGATGAAACTTACAAGTAGATGGAAACCCATTAATATTACTATATACTTGTTCGTCCCAAGCAAGAGTTGGTGGGTGTCCTATAATTCTAACATTTGTACCACCTCCATCACCGGAATCACCACCTGTATCTGAATTATCTGCCTCAAATGTATATCGGTCATCATCTAATACTGTTATTGTTTTTGCTCCATTTAGATTGGCAGCTGTTATACCATTACCATCTTCATTAAGTATTGCCTCTGCTCCTTCAACAGTAATTGTAACACCACTAGTAAATCCATGTGCAGGGTGTAAAACTGTAACTGTACTGTCGCCTTCTTCAGCTTTAAATGGATCATCATCTAATTCTATTCTTACATCAGCTTGTAATGTTCCTGTCAATTCTGTTGCAGAAGTATATCCTGTTATTTCTATTTCTGTGCCGTGATATCTAATATGTTTACCAACATAGTCAGATGTAAAATATGCACTACTTGCAACTATATTAACTGTAGAGTTTTTGGTTGTTTGATCTATATCTAAAGTAATAGAATCATCTGCGAATTTAAAATAAGGTTGATATATTTTCTCTTGATTAGTGCTTACCTTAAATGCAAAATTAGCTATAGAAAAAGTAGTTGCACCTGTTCTTGTTAATATTTGTGGAGCAAACTGTTTATGGGTAATTATCATTGTATCACCTTGTTGTGTATATGTAAGTTCAAATAACTCTGCCGTTGTCCATATACAACCTGTTATACTTGATAGCAATGTCCCATTAGTTGAAAAAATTTTGCATTTTGTGTTTTGAAAGGCAATTATATACTCTTGATTTTCATTAAATATAAAAGGTTCAATTCGTGTTTCTTCACCTAAATCATATCTAAACAATGTTCCTTGTCGTCTTTCAAGTGGGCCTTGGTTAAGAACAAAAACATTTCTTGCTTTTTTTAATGCTTGTTGAAATGCACCAAGATCAGTTCGTGCAATTAAGGTTTCGTCTACTTCACCACGAGTAAAACTGTTTTGATGTACTCTTTGTGTTCCCATTCATTAATTACTACTACTTGGTACAACTGCTCTTATACCATCTGCAGTACCTCTGTTTCTAACTTCAATTAATAAACTTGTATTTAGTTTTCTTGTAGTTTGTGTTTGTGATTCCATACTTCTTGCTAACACTAGTTGTTGCTGTCCTCTTTTTTGATACAGCATAGAAAGTTGATCATTTCTTGCTATTGCTCCTGCAAATAAACTAGCAAGTTCAAAAACTACTGCTTGAGTAAAATAATCTGGAAACTCCTTTTCGTGTGGTTGAAATGTATAATGACAAACTACCACATCACTTGAACTTGTATTTGTATATAATTCTTCATTATATCTATCAAATACAATCACATTATCTGACACAGTAACAGTATGTATTAGTATTGCATCATTTGGTATCTGATATGCTGAATCCCATTTATCTAACGGATTTGTAGACAGTTTTGTTAGTTGTGCTTGTTTTGTTGCAAATCTCCATCTAGCTTTTGTAAGTAACGAGCGTAATGTTGTTTCATATAACTGATTAGCTACCTTACTTTCTACAGTATTATCTGTAAATGAAGCGATTGTATTTGCTCCGATTAAAACTAAACCTTGATTACATATATCTATTTTACTTACCATAATTTAAATATCGGGGGAGTTGCCTCCCCCAATACCCTATGTACC